ATTTTAAATAAACCAGATGATGAAATAATATTTATTAAAGAGAGACTATTTTGATTATAATAAACATACATAAGCTATTTATTGGTTTGATTGGTAGTATTTTACTATACTTGATTATCAATAGATTTGTAGTAGAAGTAAGTGTCACACAGTATATTGTGATTGAGGTACTTATCACAGTTTCCCATTGGTTATATGTTCAATTAGAGAATTATATGGATGATGGGGATAGTGAATTTAGAGCATAATCCGTAAACATATGTATAATAATGCTAGGGCACTAAAGCCCGTGAGTGAGAGAGATGCTCTTAAAAAAGCTCTCTATAAGATAAAAGCTAGACACAATGGTGAATTAAAATCATTGAAGACAGCTTGGGTAAATTTTAATGATGCTTTTTGTGATGGGTTGGAGTGGAGGACTATCACAGTTGTTGGTGCTAGGCCTGGTACTGGTAAGACTTTATTTATGGAACAATTGGTTAATGATGTCATAAAGATGAATCCTGACCAAAAGTTTAGAGTATTAAAGTTTCAGTTTGAGATGTTGGATGAAACAAATGGTATCAGAAAATTGTCTATGAATGTTGGTTCTGATTACAATACTCTGATGAGTAAGGGTAAGCCTATTGACAAAGGTATATTCCAGAAGTGTGTGCAGTTTTATGAAGACACTGCAAGTTATGATATGGTAGATGTAGTGTATGATCCATGTACAGTGGAAGAGATGTGTGCTACTATTCATGCTTACATGTTAGAAAATAAAACAGATGAAGGGTTTACAAATACTTTGGTCACTATAGATCACTCAGCTTTATTTAAAACTGGTGGAAAGTATAAAGATAAGTTTGATATGTTATATGGTTTAGGTGAAGCTCTTACAGAAATGAAGAAGAAGTTTCCTGTGGCATTCTTAGTGTTAAGTCAGCTAAACAGAAATGTTGAAACACCTGAGAGAGCAAAGGATGGTACTTATGGAAACTATATTCTAGATTCTGATTTATATGGTTCTGATGCTTTATTACAACACGCTGATGTTGTTCTGGGAATAAACCGCCCTTATAATAGAAAGATTAAGTTTTATGGTCCGGAAAGATATATTATAAATAATCCAGATCTATTAGTATTTCACATACTTAAATCCAGAAATGGTTTTATGGGTATGACATTCTTTAAACTTGATAGAGTTATCATGAGGATAGTAGAAGTAGACCCGCCACCAACAGCATCATAATTTAAACTAAAAATATGTATACAAGAAAAGAAAAAGAAAAAGAGATGATGGAACATCACCTTGATTACTTACAAAATCTGAAAACAGCTTATCAGTTTACTGTTAAAACTGCATTCTTTAGCAAGGGTAAGGTTGGTAGGAACATACAGCTGTTTGAGAATGAGCTTAGTAGGGGTTCTGATATTTATGTTGAGTTAGTGGACTTTCTTAGAGATCCAAATGGAGTAGAGATAGACATGGTACCAATGTATGAAGAAAGACCACTATTTAAGTATAGATATAATCCTTATTTCAGTGAAGAGTATGAGACTAAAACAGGTACAAGCTCAAGAGGTGAGGAATATACTACATATGTAATACCTGCTTCTGAGTTAGTTTATGTTACTAAAGATGGAAGTGAGATGCCATACAATCAGTATGAAAAGCATAGACTTGAAGAACCAAAGAAACAAACTAAACTCAGTGTTTTTCCAAATTTTGAGGAGGAATTTCTTCCTAAAATAAAGCAGGAAAGTAATGAAGTAAGTTCTATTTTATTAGAAATTGCAAGTGGATTTCAGAAACTTGCAGAAGCATTAAAAGATAAATGATATGAGTATAGTACTTCCAACAAAGAAAGTAAAAGCTGATAGAGTTAATCCCAAAAGATTGATTGTCTATTCTAAGCCTAAAACTGGTAAGACAACTGCATTTGCAGGTCTTGATGATAATTTGATTATTGACTTAGAAAATGGTGCAGACTATGTAGAAGCATTAAAAGTCAAAGCAAATAATCTGCAAGAATTGAAAGAAGTTGGTAAAGCAATTAAAGAAGCTAACTATCCTTATAAGTATATTACAATTGACACTGTAACTGCTTTAGAGGATATGGTTATGCCACTTGCAATTAGCCTTTACCAAAAGACACCAATGGGTAAGAATTATTCTGGAGACAGTATTCTAACCTTGCCAAATGGTGCTGGATATTTATATATTCGGCAAGCATTCTTTCAAGTTTTAGATTTTATTGATACATTAGCACCCCATATTATTCTGTCTGGTCACATTAAAGACAAGCAGGTAGATGATAAAGGTGAGATGGTATTATCTGCAAATATAGATTTGACGGGTAAAATAAAATCTCTAATCTGCGCTAATGCAGATGCAATAGGTTATATGTACAGAAAGGGTAATGAAACAATTATTAGCTTTAAAACTAATGAAGAAGTTACTTGTGGTGCAAGACCTGAGCACTTAAGAAATGAAGAGATAGTAGTTTCTGAAATGAAAAATGGTGAGATAATAACTCACTGGGATAAAGTATATAAATAATAAATAATAACAAAATGGGATTAAGCACAAAAGATCTAGTAAGTGAAAACACAGGTGGTGGAATGGCAAAAACAATTGCACCAGGAAACCACACACTAAAAATTAACAGTATTGTATTGGAAAACTTTCAATTTATTGATGGTGCCAAGCATTTAGTACTTAATGTTGAGACAGAACCAATTGAGGGGTTTGAGGGCTTTTATATTGATAAAGATGATGAAAACAAGGGCAGATATGCAGGACAGATTGGTAGAGTGAAAGCTAGTCAATATGCATTTGCTGATGGTGTAACTAAGTCTGGAATTAAAATTCAGAGAGATAGATCTCTAATGATGTTCTTGGCTAACTTATCTAAGGCAACAGGTATAATGAAATGGTTTGAGGAGCAGGATAATAAGTTTAATACTATTGAAGAATTTGTAAGAAACTTTAGTGATAATGCTCCACTCAAAGATAAGTATCTAGAATTTTGTATTGCCGGTAAGGAATATGAAAATAAATCTGGTTATACTGCATATGACATGTGGTTACCAAAATCAGAAGGTGGTAAATATGCATATAGTGAGCAGGGTTCTGATAAGATACTTCAGTATGATGAGAACAAACACCTTAAGAAACTTGAAGTAAAGCCAGTAGAAAACTTTGGTGATGATGATGAATTCTCAGCACCATCTAGGGGTTCTTCTGATTTCAGTTTAGATTAACAGCTCTTGTATACAGGGGAGTTAGTCTAGCTCCCCTTATACATTTAAATTGGGTTGCTATGATTTCTACAAAAAACTTAATATGTGATTTAACTGATGTACCTAGAGAGTGGGTATTTGAACACTATCTTAATCTTACAGAGAAGCTTACAGGTCAGGATATTAAAATGAAATCAATATTTAACACACGGGAGAAAACTCCTTCTATGTGTATTTATCTTGATAGAAATGGTATCTATAAGTACAAAGATTTTTCTTCAGGTAATGGTGGTGATGCAATCAGTCTTGTCCAAACTTTATTTAACTTACCTAGTAGAGGTTCTGCAAGCTATAAGATAGTAGAAGATTATAATCAATATGTTCTAAATAATGATTATAATCCTATAAAGTCTTATAAGCAACACAGTAAATTTAAGGTTACTGATTATGAAATGCGGCACTGGAATACTCTTGACCAGAAATATTGGATGGGATTTCACATTGGTTCTAGATTGTTATCTAGATATAATGTTGTTCCATTGGAATATTATATTATGCAGAAGACAGATGAAAATGATTCTGTATCAAGCATGACTATCAAGGGTAATTATATCTATGGTTATTTTAGAGAAGACGGAACACTCTATAAGATTTATCAGCCAAAGGTTAAAGAAAGTAAATTTATTAAGGTAAGAGATTATATACAAGGTACAGAACAATTAGTATTTGATAAACCTTATTTGATAATTACATCTTCCCTTAAAGATCTGATGGCATATCATAAACTAAAGATTAGTAATTCAGAAGCAATTGCACCAGACAGTGAGAATACTATGATACCTGAGAATATAATGAGCAGTATTAGTTCTAAGTATCAAGGAGTATGTGTATTATTTGATAATGATGAGGCTGGTATAAGAGCTGCAGAGAAATACAAGTTGAGATATGGTTTTGATTATGTTGTATTAGAACTTGAGAAAGATTTATCAGATGCTATTAAAGTACATGGTATAGATAAAGTAAGAGAAAGTCTCTTACCGTTATTAAAAAATTCATTATTATGAGTAAATGGTCATACCAAGGTGCAGATTTTGAAAGCTCTATGATACCAGAGGGAGCAGAGGGATTTGTGTATGAAATGCAGGCTGTAATAGATGGTAAGCTAGTGAGGTATATTGGAAAGAAAAACTTTTATTCTGTAACAAAGAGGAGATTTGGCAAGAAAGCCCTGTCTTCTATGCAAGATAAGAGAGCTAAGAAGTATACTATACAAAGGAAACTTACCTATCTAGACTATTATAGTAGCAATGCTGTGCTTAAAGATGCACATAAAGCCGGGATAGAAATAAGAAGATATATTCTTAAAATATGTTTTTCTAAAATGGAACTTACTTATTATGAGACTAAGTTTCAGTTTGTTAGAGGTGTATTAGAGAGTGATGAATTCTTAAATGGTAATATCCTGGGTAGGTTTTACAAATTCAAATAGTTATGACAGAACAAGAATTAATGCAAACCCTGATGCAGTTAGCAGATCTGGGGATTACTGGTATTAGAATAAATTATGAAGGTGGGGGAGATAGTGGTTGTATAGAAGATATAATGTATACAGATAAAGAGGGTGTTTCACTTGATGAAGTTCAAAATTTACCTTGGGGTTCTAAAGATCTAAAGGAACTAAATAATGAACTTGCAATCAATATAGAAAACTTTACTACAGATACAATTCTTGATACTATAGAAGATTGGTGGAATGATGAGGGTGGTAGTGGTACATTGGCTATACTAGTTCCTTCCGGAGAATATAATGTAGAAAACAATATCAGAAAGATTGAGTATGATGAGTTTTTTCATGAAGGTAATTTATTTAGAAAAACAGAATAATGGCACATCCAATGGAACATGCAAAATCCTCTGCTAGAAAGTGGGGAGGTGAGCCACATGAGTATTTAAAGTATCATGAGTGGTTTGATGAAACAAAGGCTTGGATGGGACATTCTAAACACAGAATGTTCAGACACCACAGTGAAGGTATATTTCAACTTGAGCAAATATTTGGGATTTCTTTTGTAAATTCAATTGGTAAAACAGTGTATATCAGATACATTGGAGAACAACATGTAAAAGAAGATTGCAATGGTTATATTCCAAGTGCTAAAG